GAAACGTTTTAAAATTACAAGGTAAGTCTGAGAAAGATATCCTTAAAATGAAAATCGGGCAGATAGATGCAGTTATAAAAGCTACAGAGGCTCAGATACAACAGAACGATATTACAGCTAAAGCTCAGATAGCAGCAGCTCAAAGAAACAAAGATATATTAAAGGGTATATTAGACTTTCTTTCTATTCCATTTCAAACTGTACTTAAGACTATCGATATGATAGGTACAGCTGTAGGTAAGGATTTCGGACTATCTGCAGGGTTTAAAAACCTATTAGACAAAGGAGCTAGTTTAATCTTTGATCCGAAAGAAGAGGCAGCAAAAGCAGAAGAGGTAAGACAGAATAGTCTTAAAGCTATAGCTAAGTTACAAAACGATAGAGCAGGATTTCAGTTATCTATTCAAAATATAGATAAACAAGCTGCTGATAAGACTAAGGAAAAAAATGACAAAGAGCTACAGGATACTATAGATTTAGTTAATAAGCAAAATGAAGTAATAGAGGCAGGAAGACAGAAAGGCTTAGAGATTAAAAACCAAGAGCTAGAAGACTTAAAACTATTCGGACAGAACAAACTAGCAGAAACTCAAAAGACTTTAGACGAACAGGTAGCAGCTAATAAGGCTGCAGCAGATGCTGAGGTAGAAATAGAAAAACAAAAGTCAGAGGCTAAGTTAGCTTTGTTAAATGCAGTATCAGGAGGTTTAAGTTTGGCAGCTGATGAGTTAGGAGAGAGTACTGTAGCAGGTAAAGCAGCAGCAGTAGCAGCGGCAACTATATCTACTTATACAGCTATTGCAGGTCAGTTGGCAGCGTTTTCTAATGTACCCGTTCCTGGTTATGCTATTGCTCAGGCTATTCTTACAGGTGCTACAGGTTTACTACAAGTTAAAAAAATCTTATCTGTTAAAACTCCTAAGTCGAAAGGATCTGCAGGATCAGTACCTAGTGTAGGAGGAGCCGGAGGAGGAGGATCGGCACCTGCAGCAGCACCTACTTTTAACGTAGTAGGTAATTCAGGTATTAATCAAATAGCTCAAACGTTAGGACAACAGCAACCGGTACAGGCTTACGTAGTTGCTAATAACGTAACAACTGCTCAGAGTTTAAATAGAAACATAATTCAAAATGCTAGTATAGGTTAAATTTAAAATTAATACGTTATATAAATATGGATATTATAGAGTTAATTATAGACGAGGATAAGGAATTATCAGGAGTAGAGGCGATTAGTATAGTAGAGCATCCTGCAATAGAGGAAAACTTTGTAGCTTTATCGCACCAAAAAGAGTATAAGTTTGAGACTATAGATGCTGAGAAACGTATCTTAGTAGGTCCGTTATTGATCCCTGACAAACAGATTTATAGACGAGATGGTAATAAAGAGTATTACGTTTATTTCTCTAAGGAGACTATTCGTAAAGCTATGGAGTTATATGCTCAGAGAGGATACCAAAATAACGCAACCTATGAACACAGAGAAGACGTTAACGGTTTAACCTTAGTAGAGAGTTGGATACTAGAAAGCAAACAAAACGATAAGTCTAACTTATACGGAATGGATCTGCCTGTAGGAACGTGGTTAGGAGCTATCAAAGTAAATAACCCTGTTATATGGGAGAACTTTGTTAAGACAGGACAGGTTAAAGGATTCAGTATAGAGGGATATTTTATGGATAAGGTTAATGAGAAAGAAGACGTAGAGCAAGAGATTAAAGCCGGACTAGAATTATTAAAGGTAAAATCTGCTTTATTAAAAACTATAGTACGAAAAAAAAAAGATGGTAGACTAAAAACCGGAGAGCGTTTGGAGTTTGAAAGCTATACAGATTATCCTGATGCAGTTAAGAATAATGCTAAGAGAGGCATAGAGTTAAATGAGAAAGTAAATAATAAATGTGCTACTCAGGTAGGTAAGGTTAGAGCTCAGCAATTAGCAGACGGAGAGCCTTTAAGTAGAGAGACTATAAAACGTATGTATTCGTATTTAAGTAGAGCAGAGGAGTTTTATGATGAGAAAGATACTGAGGCCTGTGGTACTATCAGTTACTTACTTTGGGGAGGGTTAGCCGGTAAGAGATGGGCAGAGTCTAAATTAAAAGAATTCGAGAATGAAAAATAGAGAATATATACCTGGACTAAGTAGCCCTAAAGGAGGTAAAAGAGGATGCTTATGTATCGATAGAGACGTATACGATAGAAAGTGCTGTAACGGAGATTTAAGAGAGCAAGGTATCGGACCAATACAAAGACAGGCAGAGTATATTTTAACCGAGAACAGAGAGAGTATTTTAACAGAGGACTATAATAACCTAACATTATGAGCAAGAGAATAAGCGAATTACCTTTAGCTAGTACGATAACAGGATCGGAAGTGCTACCTATAGTACAAGGAGGAGTAACAAAAAAGATAGCTATTAACACTATATCCGGAGCTAACTTTGGATGGGGTAGATACGACGATACTCAGTATACAAATTCTAGTCCGTATGCTTTCACTAGTGCAGCGTTTACCGTACCGAACAATAAAGGCAACGTAGTAGATATGACAGACTTTGATTTTTATGCTACTAACAAACTAAGAGCAGAAAATGAAAATGATGTATATGTAATTACTATAGCTTTTAAGGCACAGATAAGTAATGCTAACGGATACTTAGATTTATACTTAGAGGGAGGAAACGGTACTCCTTATGATAGAATTAGAGATACTATTACTTTCCCTAAAGGAGCTAATACAGAGCATAGCTTTGCTAAGACGTTTCAATTCTATGCAGATGAGGACGTAATTACAAATGGGTTAACCGTTAAGATGGATGCGTCACATTCAGGGAATATACACGATGTAATATATTTCATACAGCGTACTTTAAAATATTAAAAATACAAAATAATTACTAATAACGTTATACTTAAAAATGTTTATATGAAACCAAGCGAATTGTTAAAACAAATTACCACGTTGCTATCAGCAGAGGCTAAAATTGAATTAGCTAAAATGATGACAGCTGACGGAGTAGTTTTAGAGGCAGAGAGCTTTGAGCCAGGTTTACCTGTGTTTGAAGTTTTAGAAGAGGGTAGCCAACCGTTACCTAAAGGCGAGTACAAACTAGAGGATGGAAAAACTTTAGTAGTTGTAGAAGACGGAATTATCGAGGCAGTAGTAGAGGCAGAGCAAGAAACAGAGATCGAGATCGAGGCAGCAGAAGAGGTAGCTGTTGAGGAAGAGGTTAAAGTAGAGGAGCCTGTTGAAGTTATCAGCCAAGAGGAGATCGTTAAAGCTGTGATCGATGCTATCGTACCTATGTTAGAGGAAATGAAAGCACAGATCGAGCAGTTTAAAACAGAAATGGGAGATTACAAACAGACTAAAATGTCTAAGGTAGTACATAACCCAGAGGGAAACCAAAAACAAGAATTTTTAAAATCAACAAAAAGACCATCTAACTCAGCGTTAGAGTCAATTTTTTCTAAAATCAATTAACATTATGAGCAATTTAAGAAGAGTAGAATTTACGGAGCCTAGCATTACGACTACATATGCTGGCGAATTCGCAGGGAAATATATCGCTGCAGGTGTATTAGAGGCACCAACTTTGAAAAAAGAAGGTATTACTATTATGCCTAACGTTAAGTACAAAGCAGTACTTAAAACTTTAACTAATAACATTACTATCGCAAACGCAACCTGTGATTATACAGATACAGCAGACGTAACTTTAGCTGAGAAAGTATTAACAGTAACTGAGAAACAAGTTAACCTTACTTTATGTAAAACTCCATTCGAGTCTGATTGGGAGGCTGTTTCTATGGGTTATTCATCTTTCGATAACTTACCTGCTACGTTTTCTGATTTCTTTATCGCTAATATGTTAGAGAAAGTAGCTGCTGCTACTGAAACTGCTGTATGGAATAGTTTAGTATCTCAAGCTGTAGCTGATGGTGCAGACGATTCTTTATCTGTAGTTGTAACTGCTGCTAACGTTATCGATACTTTAGGAGATGCTGTAGATTTGTTACCTAACAATGTATACGGTAAAGAAGACTTAACTATCTATATGGGATTTGAAACTTTTAAAGCATACGTTAGAGCTTTAGGTGGATTCGCTACAGGTGGTTTAGGTGCAAACGGTATCAATGGTATGGGTACAATGTGGTACGATGGTATCCAAGCTGTTACTTTCGACGGTATCAAAATCTTCGTTTCTGGAGAGTTAGGAGACAAAATCGTTATCGCTAGAAAATCTAACTTATATTTCGGAATCGGACTCCTTGATAATTTAAATGAGGTACGAGTTTTGGATATGGCTCCTTTAGACGGCAGCAAAAATGTAAGATTTGTAATGCGTTGGTCACAAGGTACTCAGGTTGGTTTTGGTAACGAGATTGTTATCGTAAACGCATAATTTAATGGGGTGGGAAACTGCCCCAATATTAACTTTTAAAAATATATAACTATGCAATGTGGAATTTCAACAGGTAGATTATTGGCGTGTAAAGACAACGTCGGAGGTATTAAAAATGTATACTTCGCTGACTATGGAACTTTAGGAGCTTTGACTATCGTAGACGGAGAGATTACAGCTATTGCAGGAACTCCTGAAATATTTAAATACGAAGTAAGAGGATCTAATAATTTAGAGGTAACTGTAACTCAGTCTGCTGATAATGGAACTACTTTTTACGAACAGGCTTTAAATATTACTTTACAGAAGTTAGATAATGATACTACGGTAGCGTTACATAATCTTATTATCGGACGTCCTCACGCATTCGTAGAGGATAACAACGGTAAGTTTTACTCAGTAGGAGTAACTAGAGGATGTGATACTACAGGAGGATCTTTCGCTACCGGAACTGCATTTGGTGACCTCTCAGGTTACTCTTTAGCACTTACAGCGTCTGAGCCTTTCTATCCGTATTTAGTAGCTAGTTCAGTTATTAGCTCTAATTTGGAGAACGTAAATATCAATCCTGCATAATCGGATCTTTATAATCTAATTAAAGGGTGGCGTAATTGCTGCCCTTTTTTTATATAGCAAAAAAAATAATTTAACGTTATATAAATATGATAGTATTAAGAGAAACAACAGAAGAGCAGACTTTCGTATGCATACCTAGAGCATATGAGGAAGAGGTTACTTTAAAACTTTACGATCAGACTAGAAACACTACAGTCGAAATAGAGCCTGTTATAGAGCTTTCAGGAGATTATTACTATGTAAGTGGAGTATTTAGTTTAAAGCAGAATAATTGGTACGTTATATCGCTTATTTACGGAGAGACAGAAATATTTAAAGATACCGTATTTTGTACTAACCAAGAGGTAGAGAATTATAGCATTAATGCAGGGGTTTATACAGCTGAGCCGGATGCAGATAATACATATATTGTAATATGAAAAAAGAAAATTTAAGATTTGTACAGATGAGTAATTATACCTCGCCTGTAGTTAAAGAGATTAGAGGTAAGGATTGGGTAGAATACGGAGAGGATAATAACTATTTTCAGTATCTAATTGACATCTATAACGGTAGTCCTACAAACAACGCCTGTATAAATGGTATTAGCCAAATGATCTACGGAAGAGGACTAGATGCTTTAGACAAAACGGACCTAGAGGCTTATGCTAAATTCCTGGCTTTAATTAAACCGGATTGCGTACAAAAATTAATTAACGATTTCTATTTGTTAGGACAGGGAGCTTTACAGGTTATTTATAATATCGACCATACAGAGATTCTAGAGGTAGAGCATTTCCCTACAGAGACGTTAAGAAGTGGAAAGGCAAACGATGAGGGAGTAGTAGATTTTTACTATTACTTTTATGATTGGTCAAAACTTAAGAGAACGGATAAGCCGGAGCCTATACCTGCTTTTGGTACTAGCACAAACGGAAACGAGATACTATATATAAAACCTTATAAGTCAGGTTATTACTACTATTCTCCTACAGCTTATCAGGGAGGAGTACAATATGCAGAGTTAGAGGAAGAGATTTCTAACTATCATTTAAACAATATCTTAAACGGATTGGCTCCTAGTATGTTAATTAACTTTAACAATGGAGTACCTGATGAGGATATGCAGCAAACTATTGAGGACGATATCAAACGTAAATATCAGGGTACTACTAATGCAGGTAGATTCATTTTAGCGTTTAAT